ACCTTACACAGACTAATCCAACCGGTCCTATCGTATCAGCTTCGGTTCCTACCGAGCAGTCAGACGGCACACCATTGGTGCTGGGCGACCTTTGGATCGATACCAGCAACCTAGAACTTTATCCTGCAGTCAATCGTTGGCAGACTGTCAACGGTGTCAATCAGTGGGTAACATTAGACAACAGCGATCAGACCACAGAGAATGGTATCTTGTTTGCTGACGCACGTTGGGCATCCAACGGCACCACAGATCCAGCGATGGATCCGTTCCCAACGATCCAGAGCCTGTTGACCAGCTCCTATACCGACGTCGATGCTCCCGACGCAACACTTTATCCAACAGGAACTTTGTTGTGGAACACACGCCGTAGTGGATTCAATGTGAAGTCTTTCCAAGTTAATTATTTCAACGGAACAGATTTTGCGTTTGATGCTTACTCGGCAGTGCAGACTTATAATGTCAATGACCGTGTGTTGTTTAACAGCGTAGTTTACGTATGTACTGCTACCAGCACTGGTAACGCTCCTACAAATACCGCTTTCTGGACTCCGCTGGCCACCAACACATGGCTTACAGTATCTGGAAACCGTAACGATGGTTCACCATACATGGGTCGTCAGGCAGTGCGCCAGATCGTTGTACAGGCACTGAAACAAGCCATTGACACACAAGATACATTACGCGAAGAGCAAGTAGAATTCAATCTCCTAGCTTGCCCGCAATATCCAGAACTGATTGTCAATATGGTAGCACTTAACAACGAGCGCAGCAATACCGGCTTTGTTGTTGGAGATACCCCATTGCGTTTGGCCCCAGAAGGCACAGCTATTACTACCTGGGCAAACAATACTGAATTGGCTAGCACAGACAGCGAAACAGGGTTGGTCACTGGTGATCCTTACTTGGCAACGTTCTATCCCAGCTGCCAGACCACGGATCTCAGCGGCAGCCAGGTGGTACAGCCTGCCAGCCACATGATGGTGCGCACTATCATCCGTAACGATGAAGTGGCATTTCCTTGGTTGGCACCAGCCGGTGTGCGCCGTGGTGTAATCGACAATGCTGAACGTATCGGCTACATCAACGGTCAGACCGGTGAATTCACACCAATCGCTACAGGGCAAGGTCTTCGCGATACATTATACCAGAACCGTATCAACCCAATCACCTTTATTCCAGGTGTGGGTATTACCAACTACGGTAACAAGACCGAGTATGCGGTCAACAGCGCATTAAATCGTATCAACGTAGCACGTTTGATCGCATTTATCCGCGGACGTCTCAACGAGATTGGCAAGACATTCGTGTTTGAACCCAACGATCAGATCACACGCAATGAGATTACCAACGCCATCGACTCGTTGATGATCGACTTGATCGCCAAACGTGGCATCTACGATTACTTGATCGTCTGCGATGAGAGCAACAACACACCAGCACGTATCGATCGCAATGAGTTATGGGTTGATATCGCTATCGAGCCTGTGAAATCAGTTGAGTTTATCTATATTCCGGTACGTATCAAGAACACCGGCGAAATCGCCTCCGGACAGGTAGCACCGTCAAGTGCCGTCTAACGACACCGCTAGACACGAAAATGGGGGTTTTGGCCCCCATTTTTTTTGGTCTCGCCGACCATAAATAATTGCATATAGGAGATACAACATGGCCGTTTCATCACTTACCAGAATGACGGTGCCTTTGGCGAGCGATCAGAGCAACCCAACACAAGGCCTGCTCATGCCCAAACTCAAGTACCGCTTCCGAGTGGTGTTTGAAAACTTTGGTGTGTCCACACCTCGCACTGAACTCACGAAACAAGTCATGGACTTTACACGCCCATCGCTGACTTTTGATGAGATTCCTATCGAGATTTATAACAGCCGGATTTACCTTGCTGGCAAACATGCTTGGGAATCTGTCACTGTGAACCTTCGCGATGATGCGTCGGGCCAAGTGGCACGCCTTGTTGGAGAACAATTGCAGAAGCAGTTGGACTTCATGGAGCAGGCATCTGCCGCATCCGGCATCGATTACAAATTTGTCACACGCTGCGAGATCCTCGACGGTGGCAATGGCGCCAGCCAACCTACAGTTCTCGAAACTTGGGAATTGTATGGTTGCTATTTGGCTGCAGCCAACTACAACGATCTAAACTACGGTAGCAGCGAGCCAGTAACTATCGCATTGACTGTGCGTTTTGACAATGCCGTCCAGACCCCATTGGGTTCCGGTGTTGGTGCACAGGTTGCGCGGACAGTCGGCGACGTAGCAACAGGATAATCCTGCCATGGCCTTTGGGCAGGATTTTCTCAAGACTTTCTTTGGGAACGACTACCTCAAAGATTATACCCACGCGAGCAAGACGTTCCGTAGCAATGGCTACGAGAACGCTCCTCGCCTCAAATTTCTTTTCCATGTGTATTTCAATCTCAACACCACTGGTATTCCTGCGTTAAGAAACATCTTCCAAGGTACAGACTCCAGCACTATTGGTATGTTGGTCAAGACCGTAGATCTTCCCAAGTACCAGATTGATGTAGACACAATGAATCAATACAATCGCAAACGCCTGGTACAGAAAAAGATCAACTATCAACCAGTGCGTGTGGCCTTCCACGACGATGGTGGCGATCTTGTGCGGAATCTTTGGTACAATTATTACGCTTATTACTACAAAGATCCCAACCAATCATACCTTGGACGATCCGGGCAAGCAGGTACTTTGGGGTTAGATGCCAACCGTCCCAATGGATTTGGTTACAACACCAGAGATATCTACGCCGGAGAACGTGCAGTCAACGACTGGGGTTACATTGGTGAAGCCTATCAAGACACTCCACAGAATCCATTGAATCCCGGTGGCAAACCCGCGTTCTTCAACGACATTACCATCTATGGATTCAATCAACACAAGTTCGTTGGTTATACATTGATCAACCCTATGATCACTGATTGGAGCCATGACACTTATGACTACAGCCAAGGCGATGGTGTGATGGAAAACAACATGACCATCCAATATGAGACCGTAAAATACTACAGTGGTGATATTGGCGCAGTCAGACCCGATACCAATGTCACGGGGTTCGCCAACCCGCAGTACTACGATCAAGTCAAGAGCCCATTGAACCGTCCAGGCGGTACAGCCAGCGTGTTAGGTCAAGGTGGTATATTAGACACAGGCATTGGTATCATACAAGACTTGCAACAAGGATCTGTGGCTGGCATCATTGGTGCAGTACAAAAAGCCGGAACGGCCTACAACACTTTCAAAGGCAAAGATTTACAATCCGTAGTCAAGGAAGAAGCCAATCTCGCAGTCAAAGATGTTCTGCGCAACACCATACCCGGACAGGTCAGACCCCAGCCCAATGGTCAGCCCGGCGCGTTACAAGGCGTGGCTACTAGATTACAAGCACCTATTTTCCCTACTCCACCTAAGAAATGAGCTCAGTCAATACTCTTAATCCCAATGTTGATCTGACCGTGCGTGTTTTTGACACGTTCTACGAATTTGATATCACGGTACCCGCTGATGAATATGATGCGGTCAACAGTTATTTCCAGTCAGTGTTCAAAGACAATCAGATCGCACAGAATTTTACCACCACTCTGTTCCGTGTAGCCGATGAAACACGCACATCTGTTCTGACCTTGTTGGCCAACATACAAGGTCAAGATTCCATACAGTTGACAGCGACCTTGGCTTATTATCTCAACGGTCTCCGCAGCCCTGCTACTTTGCTGGGAGTCAATGCTACCGTGACTCCCAATTATTATACCGCACGTAACATCTTACCATAATGGCCAATTTCGCGCAAGGTGTCTATAAACCCGTGAATCCTAAAAAGTACGTGGGCAAAGGATATCCCAGATATCGTTCTGGCTGGGAATGGGCATTCTTCCAGTTTTGCGACAACAACGAAGCGGTATTGGAATGGGCCAGCGAAGCCATCAGCATCAAGTATCTGCATCCTATCACGGGCAAAGTCACTAGTTATGTTC